CAGTTTGAAAGAACATGTTTAATGCTTCTTGTGGATTATAATTAGTTCCATTACCTAAATCAATCTCAGCTAAACCATCAGCATCTAAGTATATACCATCAGGAGTCATTCTAGACATCACCTGTTGCAGTTTTAGATGAGTTAGTTGTATCATATCAGCAAAACCAGTTATACGTCCTACAAGTGATTCTATACGTCCCTTGTACATTCTAGGCGCTGTTATACTGTAATTCATTTTAACCTTAGTGTGATCACTCTTAGGTCTCATCATGTTTTTACTTAAATTCCAATCAAGTAGTATTTCAGTACCTAACACTAAAGCTCCTTCGTATAAAACCTCTAGTGATCTAGACATTTTACCATACTTAGCTTCAAGCATTTGATCTACCATAGGGTTAAAAGAATCATCTTTTACTATAACCTTACTAGCACCTGTTGCTGTTTCTTTAACTTTATACACTTCATTAGCATATGTTTTGTAATTAAAGTACAGTACTTGTATTTGGTTTTTATCGTTTTGGTTAGACTCAGTTAAACTTCTATTGTAGAATCCACTGTTTTGAAACCCTTGCCCAGTTATTTTAACTAACTCTTCTTTAGATAAATTAGGGAATTGTTTTTTAAGCTCGTTTACTGGTATTGTTTTTACCTCACCAACGTAGTATATGTCATCAAAGTAAGGTGACTCAGTGTACGAATAAACCATATTAGCAGGATCAACGTACTCAACTTTAATACCTTCTGATTTATTATAAACAGTTTTAACAGCGCCCATACCAAGTACTGTTAAATCATAGTTAACTCTTCTTCTAGTTAAATCATACTTATTACCCTCAAGAACAACATTGATAGCTTGCTCTTCAGCTATTTCTATAGCTTGCTTGTAACTAAGTTGCATATGCAAGTCTAACTCTTGTTGTGAGTCAGGTAGTATCTCTGGATCGTTTTCATTAAGATCAACGCCAAACGCTTCTTTAGCATATGCGTTTAAATCCTTAGTTCTCATGTCTCTAAGCATTGACTCCATATAAGCTGTTCTCTTGCTTACACCTGCTGGATCTTGTGAAAATGCTTTTATATCAAATACTCTTTCAGATATACCGTTTACTACTATATCTACAAACTTAGGTATAATAGGTACTGGTTTCCAGTCTAAATTTAGGTAAGATAAATCACCGTTTATAGATAATTCATCTTTATATTTTTGTATTGATTGTTCTCCTCTAGCATACAACCTTAGTTTGTGAAACTCTGTTTGGTTACCAAAGAATCTGTTAGTACCAGAATCTCTTTTGAACCACTCGCTTTCAATTGCTTTAGCAACTTTCAAACCGTAGTCTTTACTCACTTTCTCTAAATCGCTAGCGACTTGACTTGGAAAAGAACTTTTAACAACTGACTCAGCCATATTAATTTTCTATTAATTTTGAATGTGTTCCACCTTGTTTATACCTTGCGAAACTTATATTTAGTTTTTGTTTTTCTACTTTAGCGTTTGGAGCATATAAATGTCTATTACAACCCATTATAGCTAAACCAGAACTTATAGATGCATCAAATTTACCTCTATTGTTTATATCAAACTTAGACCAATCGTTAAGAAGGTCATTGAAATAAACTGTTCCGTGTGACCCGTCTGGCTTTATACCAACGTGATCCTGTATGTACATTTCTATTGCGGCTGCATGTGATTGTTTTATATCCTCACTAGAGTTAGGTATTCCACCTACTTCTTTTTCAGCAACAGATAGTTTGTTCCATACTTTATCAGGTCTGTTCATTGAGAAGCCTCTGTATCCTCTTCTTCTTAAATAATACAATAAACGTGGTTTGTTATTCTCTGCTAGTATAGGCATTCCATAAAAAACTAAAGCCATAAGTACATCTTCAAAGAATATCTCAGCGGTTTGTGGTCTAGCTATGTATTCACAGAAAAAATGGTTTACTGGCGCATCTTCCATACTAAACTTAGTTAACCCATGTAAAGCTCCTTTGGAACCTTTACCGTCAACTGTACCAGATATATCGTAACTATCACAACCAAAAACACCTATGTGTTCATTACCTGGTTTCTTATAACCGTTTTTTAATATAACGTTATTCTGTAAGTGAGATGGCGGTGTCCAGCTTAATTTAAATCTACCATTTTTATCAGGGTAAAATATAACTTTGCTATCTTTAACACCGTTAGCCCATTGAAAGTTACCAGTGGTTATAGTGTTTATGTAGTTTGTTTCCTCGTTGTAATCTATTTGCTCGTATATTTTAGCTAAATTAAATATACTGTTTTTTGTTTCATCTCTGAAAGCATGCTCTTCTGTACGTGGGAACTGTCTATAAAATTCATTTAAAGCATCACCATCATCTTTTAAGCCATCAACTTCATTCTGCCAATGTTCTAGTATACCTATATCTATAGTCTCGCCAAAAGGTCCAACCTTTTCTGTTTCAGGTGTGTCGAATACAGGTATTCCATTAGAATCAATGAACCCCTCGTAGTTCCATTCCATAGGTATGAATAAAGAATATAGTCCCGAGCTTGTCTGTCCATTGCGGTTTCGTTTTGTAACATCTGAAGCTTTATATAGTTTCTTAAAATTATCTCCTCCTTTGTCTAAAGCGTTTGATGTTGATCCCATCATACACTTACCTATTACTCTACTACCTAATCTAAGGGTGGTTTTCGTAACACGCCAGTTGTTGAGGATGTTGTTCGGCCTCTCCCATTTACCTGATTCGTCGTGGACGAGGAGTTTGAGTTTCTCCCCATCATAGGAGTTGTCACCGGTGTTCTTCCAGTCGATCGTCGTATCGAGCCCTGATAGCGTCTCGGTTTCGGTCTGCTTGGTTGTTCTAACGATGGATCTTCTGGTAAGCTTGGAGGCAGGTACACGATAGGCAAGTTCCGTCTTGGGCCTGTCCATACCGTCCTGGATTGGGGAAAAGAAAAATGGGTAGTTAACAGAAATGGGTACCACCTTATCTGTGAACATCTTTTTAGCATCGGGGCCAGATTTGGACAGTATCCCAAACCGTGAGTCGGTTGATATTGTCGCCATGTTAACGCACTCCCCGGACGCCATGAATGAAAAACCTGAGCGTCGATTCTTGAGATAGCACATTCCATATGACCTGGCATCAGCTTTACAAGCTTCCCAGAATATATAGAATAATCTATTTGCTTCTCGAAAGTCTGGCTGCCCAACATCAATCTTGGACCACTGCAAGTACATGTAATGAGTACCAGTAATATAAGTAGGCTCACCTTTGTTAATAAAGCTGAAACCTTCTTCACGATACTTAAACTCTGTGTCAATATACTCATACCATTTATCTTTAAATTCATCAGGGTAATCTCTCCAATCAAATACAGTCTTAATTCTTTTAAGTTCTTTTGGATATTCAGTAACCTCCCATCTATCTTTACTGAATTTTACTGGGTTTATAATCTTAGGTAAAGCTACTTTTAAATTCTGTATTTCATATACTTCACCTATTTGCCCAGTCTTACTTATGACAACAACATCATGTTCTTTGTTGTAACCATACTTCCATTTTTTAGACTTATTAAGTCTCTTAATGGTATTTATTTTTATAGGTTCTATAACCTTGAATAACTGTTGCTGATACATTACTTAGATCTTCTTTCTGCAAAACCACCAAATGAAGATTCTTTAGTCTCTTCCTTAGGTTTATTGTTTAACATATCCTCTTCTTCTTGTATTCTATTTAGTATTTCAAAAGCATCGAATATAGCTAGCTTTTTTGTTGCAGCAGCATTCTTTAACCTATCAGCTGATATATCATCATCTGAATCAACTATAGCTTCTTTAGCAACCTTTATTAACTCTTCAACTGCTTTATGCCCAGCTTGGATTATATTCTTTTTCGTCTCCTTGATATTCATATCTAATAGTTAATGACTGAGATCTAACTCTATATAATCTTTCATCATCTACTATGAACTCGTATTCACTACCAGGAGTAAAACCAACTAAATCACCTTGTTGTATTTGTGAGTCGAAGTGTTCATCAAGATACTTTACAACACCTATACTAGGTAATTCTTTGTTTAGATTAAAAATATTATTAGATTCAATAGGTTTAACAAATGAATAACCTTTAGGTGCTTTCCACTCGTTTTTGTTTTTATATAAAAATATCTGGTCAAAAGAACATAAATAATTATCATCATCTATATAACTCTTGCCATTCTTTTCCACTCCTCTAACGTCATGATACCTTCTAAAAACATTGTGATGAACAATGACTTGATCACCTATACTAATATTAGTGTCACCTGTTATAGGTAAGCTTTTAACTATTGCTAGCCTATTTACGTTTTGATGTGTGAATATTTGCGTGTTTAGTATTAAATCAACGCCATCTATATTTTTAGTGTTGTTATATCTGTCGCCCACTGGCTCAACAACAAAATCAAATATGCTCTTCATTAATACTCTAGATTATACTCTATAGCTACAGCCATATTTTTATTAAAGTCTTTCCAAGGTAAAACCTCGTCAGCTTTTTTAATAAATATACTAAACTTGTCATCTTCTTCTGTTATATGACAAATAGTATGCCCGCCGTAGACCTCTTGGCCCACGGCATAATGCATAGCTTCATTTTTATAATCTTTACCGATACTAATCTTTCTTATCAGCTTCATCTTGTGGTAATTCAGATATTGATCCATCTTGAATGTTTACAGATACTTTACCATACTCTTCCTCTAAAGAAGCTTGAATTTCCCTAAGCTTAAGTTGTAGTTGACCTACGCCTTCAATGATACCAGCTTTTTGTGTTTCAAGTTGACCTATTGATAATTGATTTTTGTTTATCTCGTTTAATAAAGATTGTAACTCTTGTAATTGTTCGTCTGTGATTTTATCCGCCTTAGGGCTCAAATCAATTGTTTTTTCTGACATAATTTAATTTAATTTAATTGTTAATTTATTATACGTCTGTATAATCTTTGTACTTATCGTCTGCTTTTAAAGCTACATAAGCTTGTTTTACGTGATTCTTTGCTGAGTCAGCTAAAGATTCAGTAAAACTGAAACGAAATTCAGTTAGTTGAGAGTTTGGATTAGCATCTCTCGTTGCTTTATCCTTAAATACTTTCACGCTAAC